CTTCGTCTTTGCGTCGTGGGGGCCGCGCCTGGGGCCCGCGCCGTGATGAACTTGTGGGGGCCGCGCCTGGGGCCCGCGCTGCTGGAAGTGTGAACCCGCTCTAGCGGGTTGTCAACTCAGCGGTCGGTGCGGCCGCGCGGAGCTTCTGGAATTGCTTGGCAGAATGCAGGCAGCCACCGCGAACGACAAGCGATTCACCGTTGTCAGTTATCCGGCCGCCGACTCGCAGTCGGCGTCGGACAGGCAGTAGTCCGTTGTCGGCATGGAACGACATCCTCCTTGAAGTGAGGACGTCGTGGACCATTGCTCGTGGCTCCGCTGACTGGAACTCGCTGTATGCGACGCGGCAGGGTGCGGAGCGGTGCTTCTCGCGGTTGAAGCAGCACCGTGCACTGGACTCCCATTGCCGGCGAGGATTACGGAAGGTCACGCTCCATGCGCTGATGTCTGTCCTGCTGATGCAGGCGTCAGCCATCGTCCGTGCCTCCTCCGATGGAACGATTCGCGGCGTGGCGAGGCGAGTGGATCGACTACCAGGACTCTTGCCTCAACCGCTCCCACGCGATCCGGATCTCGCGGGGACTGAAGATCCGGCGCTTCCGCTCGTTCCATGAATGCACTGCGGCCACAACATGGTCGAGGCTATTCGGATCAACGCTGCCTTCGTGCAGCACCCAATCAACAGTGGACAGCAACTCCATCCCGTGCGGAGTCTCGAATCCGTCAATCAGGCGCTCCACCCGCTCCAGCCGTGCGCGGGACTCGGCGGCTACTGACAGAGCATCGTTCGCTTCCTCGATCCCGCTGGGCAGGATCTGAATCTCGGCGGTGCGGCTTCTGTCACCGTAGCCACGGGTGAAGTGCCCTTCCGTCGCTTGAAGAACGAAGTTCAAGTTCTCGGCGTACGGGCCGAATGTATTACGACCGTATTTCAGTCGAAGTGGCTCGCCGGCGCGCTGCAGGAAGTACGCGAGTTTCTGGATCTCGAGAAGGGACAGGCGGTACCCCACACCGTGGTACCGCTCCATCACTGTGAGGAGAACCGCCTTCGCGTGCGTCATCGTCGGCCGCTTCGTACGAACACGCATCGCTTCGGCGGCAGGCGCCCCCTCCGGCTCGTAGAGCAAGACCTGGACATCCGGGAGCTCGGCGAAAGCATCTTCGATTCGTGGTCGAACATCGCCCCAGTTCAGCCCTCCGTTGCCGCACCCGAGGGGGGGCACCGCGATCGACTTCACTCCTAGGTCGCGGATTTCACGAACCAGCGCCTCGAGACCTAGTTCGATGTCTGCAAGTGTCGACTTCCCCCGCCAATGACGTTTTGTAGGGAAGTTGATGATGTAGCGCGGGTTGGATGAGTCGAGCATCGGGACGATCAGCATTCGCCCGATTTCGACCTCACCTGCCTTGCAAGCTCGCTCGTAGATATTGAAGTTGCCAGGGAACGCCTGCTTAAACTGGAGCGCGATTCCCTTACCCATCACGCCAACGCAGTTGACTGTGTTGACGAGGGCTTCGGCATCGGCGTCGAGTAGGTTTCCGCGCATTAGGTTGATCATATTAGCACCGATGTTCTAGTAGTACCAGCCCTTTCGGACAAGAACAGGAACATCCACGTCTCCTCCTTGCGCCTGCAACGCCGCGGTCGCCTGAGCCGCAACGGCTTCGTTGAAGGTAGCCACGTACTCGACCGCAGCCCACGGGAGGGAGTCCTTGACGAGGAACTCGGCCTGCCGACGGCGGGGCCGGTCGGGGTCTGCCTCCGTCTCGTTCCACATCATCTGCTTCATTAGCGGCCAGTCGACCTGGCGCATGTCGGCGTCGTCCGTAAAGAATTCGGTGGTCGCGACGATGCCGTGGCCATCGGTGAATACGTACGGCACCTGTTGGGCCTTTACCCGCGGAAGCGCGCTGATCAAGTAGATGATCGTGTCCTGGACGGCCCCCGCTACGTTGCCTTTGCTGATGGCGTAGAGCATGGGGGGCTTGGTCCCGAAGAACATCGGGACGTAGTCGTGGAGCGATCCGCCCGGACCGCACGGCACCAGCTTTTTGGCCCGCTTCTCCTGAATGTTGGAGTAGGAGATGTCCTTCGGCTTCTTGCCCGAACTCACCAACTTGTTGTGCGAGTAGAGGCATCCGTCCGACAGGATCGACGGGAGGTTCGTCACGTCCGTGATGTGGACGAGCAGTACCGGGTCGGGCACCGGGTAGGGTGGCGGCACAAACAGGCTCCGGGGATTTCTGGCATCCTAGTAGTTCTTCGCACGTTTTGCACTTCCCTCTGTAAGTTGATCGAGAGCCACGAGGGCAAGGCAGACATCCAGCAGGTACGCCAGATCGCAGTCGCTGCGCCGTGAGATCCGGCGGGCACCACCTGCCCGCTGACCCGTAGTTCTTATGTTCCGGCTGGCCTGTCGCGCCGGGAGGCGCTGAGCGGCGGGACTACAGCCGGTACCGGGATGTCGTTCCAGATTCCGCAGTGCGGGCACTTGCATCGTGCCCCGACCCGGACCGCCGCGAGCCCCACCGCGAAGACGCCGTTGCAGCGGCCGCACGCAAGCGCGTCACCGTCGCCCCGCGCCGCGACACTCGGCCGCTCCGCGCCCATCACGTGAGCTCCGACGCGGCCAGAGCCGCGAGCACCACAGCAACGACGGACATCACCAGGATGCCGGGCGGCGCAACGGACGCGACGGCCAGGAGCGCCAGCACCGCTCCCGCCGCGAGCATCCAGGCGATCCAGCGTGCCAGCACTTCACGGTCCATCAGAGCCGCCTCAGCAATCGTTCTTCGCCGGCCGAAAGGCGCTGCTCGTACACGGACTCGTCGGGCGCATCGTTCTCCATCCGGATCAGCCGGGCCAACGCGGTCACCAGCGCCGACACCCCGTCGATGTGCTTCCGATGCTTCAGCGCGGCACGCTTGGACGGCTTCTTCGCCGTGCCCTCGGGGTGCACCTGGGCGGAGACGTTCGCGATCATCCACGTCATGACGGGGTTGCCCGCGTGGTGCAGCGTGCCCTTCGTGATCGCGTTCTCCAGGTACTCAGAAGCCTGCCCCAGTTCGGCGAACGTCTGCGGGACCTTCACCACTTCGATCCCGGCGTCAGCCAGGACGGTGGTGACGTGGCCGGACTGCCACGCGTCGATGTCCACCTCGATCGCCGCGGCCTCGGTCGCGATGTCGATCAGGTCGTGGGCGATCGCGTCGTCGTCGCGGTAGTCCCCCTCCGTGGCGATGATGTGCCCCGCCTCGATCCACGCCTGGTACGGAACCTGGTCGCGCTCGGACGCCTCCTGGACCTTGTCCCGCGGCATCCAGAACGTGGGCTCGATGTCGATGCCTTCGGCGTCCATCGTGACCCGCAGCGCGGCCGACAGGTCGCGGTTACCGCCGAGGTCGACGCCCACCGTCGTCCGGCCGGTGCGGCTCAACTCGTCGACGTGACAGGAGCCCCACTGCTTCAGGTCGAACCAGGCGGTCTCCTGGCCGGTGCGCATGTTGAGGCGGAGGCGCTTGAACGTGTTCTGCCGGCCGGGCGTCTTCATCGCCTTGTCGCGCTCGGCGATCAGGTCGCTCAGCTGCAGCGTCTCGCCCAGGCTCGGGTTCGACTTGATGTAGCAGGACGGATCGCGCCAGTCGTCGTCGCGGTCGAGCGTCGCGATGTAGACGAACATCCGATCGTTGTGCTCGATGCCGCGCACCACGCGCTGGGCCCGGTCGTCCGTCTCGGTATAGATGGACGCGCCTTCGATGCCGGCCGTGGTGATGTAGAGCCCCAGCGGCTCCGCGCGCGCGCCGGTCGCGGTCTCCAGCGCGTCGACCATGTCCCGGTTCGGGTGCACGTGCAGCTCGTCGATGATGTACCCGTTGGGGTTCTTGCCGTGCTCCGAGTCCGAGTCGCGCCCGAGCGCCAGCACCTTCGAGCGCGTCGCGGGGACAACCAGGTGGTTCGTCGTCTTCGTCCACTGGATGCGCGGGTGGAGGCCGGGCGTGTCCTGCACGATGTGGACCGCGGTGTCGTGACACTCCCGCGCCTGCTCGCGCTTCGTGGCGGCGACGTACACCTCCGCGCCGGCCTCCCCGACGAAGTCGAGCAGCACAACCTCGAAGCCGCCGCCGATCGTGGACTTCCCGTTCTTGCGGGCGACGGAGACGTACGCCTCCGTGAACCGGCGCAACCACCGGCCGCGCTCCTCGTCCCACCGCTCCCAGCCGAACACGGCGCCGACGACGAACTGCTGCCACGGCAGCAGGGTGAGCGCCTTGCCCGCCCACTCGCCCTTGTACTGGCGAAAGCACCCGAACAGGTCCATCACCCGGTCGGCCTCAGCCTGATTCCACCGCAGGCCGCGCTCTGCTCCGCGCTTGAGGTCGTCCAGGTGCCGCTCGCACGCCAGACGCACCAGCTCACCCGTGACGATCTCGCCGGCAACGACCGAGCGCGCGTACGCAAGGACACGGTCGGGTCGCGCGGTCCCACCGCGCCGGCTCCCCTTGCCGATCAGCGTCGATGCTGTGGGACTCATCCGCTCGCCGGCCTGCGGCCGCGGAGCCCGTCCACCGCGTGCTCCTCGCCTCCGCGCGGCTTGACCTCGACCTTCGTTCGGGAGGCGGGCGTCATGCCGAACTCGATCAGCCCCTTCACCGTCTGCTCCCACAGACTCTGCGCGATCTCGACCTCGGCGCGGCGCTTGACCTGCAGGCCGTACCGGCCGGTCGTCTCGTACGTCTCGCCGAGCTCGGCGACGGCGCGGCGCAGGGCGATGAACGAGACGTAGCGATCGACGGTCAGCGCGAGCATGTGCACGTCGACGTTCGTCAGCACCTCGATCTCTTCGAGGGGTGGCGCGAGCTCCATCCACGCGAGCTCGCGCGCACCGGGCTGCGCTGCCATGACGGCGGACTCCATCTCGGAGCGCGCCATCTTCGAGCGTCCGGCGATGCCCGCCTCGGCGGCCCGCCTCCGCAGGTCCGCGAGCGACAGCTCGTCCAGGGCCGCCTCGGTGGCGTCGAGCAGGCGAAGCCACTGCGGCATACGCGTCGCATCCGCGGCCGGCTTCGGCTCGTGCGCCGGCACGTGCGAGGGCGAGGGCGGCGCAGTACTTCAATAATCGATCAACCGCCTGGTCGGCAGTCATTTTCATCAACTCAGAAATCAGGCCTGCATACTCAAGATAGGGATGGTTCAGATCGCCATCGCACCGGTCCAACAATGCCCACGCTTCCTCGTCGATGATCCTT